GTCTTGCACCAAGTGTGAGACATAGAGCAAAATTCGGCGGGAGCCTTGACAGATACTCCGCAGACACATTTATTCATTAGTTATCCTTTCTAGATACTTTCTTATGGCTAAAGCCTATCAGATAGAGCCGGAATTTTCAAGTTTCCGGAGGTTCTACCCAATTCGGACATTTCCCTTGCCTGATTATTTGCTCTTTATTTGCTAGGCTCACCTTATCGGATTATTTGCTAGGCTCAAGAGGCTCACAGGATTTCTTTATTTAATTTTTCTTATAGCATAAGCGTATCAGACAGAATCGGAAATTTCAAGTCAAAAAACTACAAAGATTTTTGTGTCGGATTGTAGGGTATCTACAAAACTCATCTATTTGTAACTATATGGGCGCACTATCCCAAATGTCCAATTTCTACCAAAATGGGGATCATACAAATTTTTAGCCAATTAACAAAATGTAAAATTTGAATTAACATTTTTATACTATATATGATAAAATGTTAACATGAAAATATGTTCTAAATGTGAAAAAAAACGGGATTTAAAAGAGTTCGCTATTAATGCTGCAAATCTTGATGGGAAAGACTATTGGTGTAAAGAATGCAGATCTGCATATCATAAAATAAAATACCCAAGAAGCATGAGGGTTATGTATAAAGATGGAGAGTCTAAACAGTGTCGTAAATGCGAAGAAGTTAAACCACTCACTCAATTTCCAAAAAATGGCGGAAATAAAATAAGTTATTGTAGGAATTGTGCTAAATCTATTGGTATCTTGCATAATTTAAAAAAGATGGAACTTACTCCAGATGAATATATAGCCATGTTTGATGCACAAGATGGGAAATGCTATATTTGTAAAAATGAGGAACCTAGTAGTAATAAAAAGAGATTATCTGTTGATCATGATCATACTTGTTGTGGAAAAGGTAAGGCTTGCAAGAAGTGTATTAGAAAACTTCTTTGTTCCCAATGTAATATGGCTTTAGGTGCTGTTAAAGATAATATTAATACATTAAAAAGCGCAATTGCATATTTAGAAGAACATTCCTAAAATAAAATTATATTAACATTTTTAGAAATCTGATTTTCAAAGCTTATCTTGTATAATAAATTTATGATTGAATTTTTATTTGCGTCCGGAATCATCTCATACTATCTGGTATTGCTATCGTTCCTTGTAAAAGGTTTAATCGAAGACATCAAGTAAAAAAAATTTTTTATTAACATTTTGATATATCTATATCTTAGTTGACTAGAATTATTTAATAATATAAAATACTACAATGAACAAAAAACTTCCATTTGGGTGGTGTAACGATAATCATCACGAGCTTTGTGCAGTATCGTATACTCATTTAGATAAAGAAGTACGCTGCATATGTGATTGTCATATCAACAATTGTTAAAAAAGTTTTTGAAAAGTATTGACTTAAGAATTTTTCACACGGTATACTAGTATTGGTTTGTGGGGGCGTTACACTGGAAACTCAATTAGACCAAGTGTCAACAATTGAAATTTAGTGAAAGCTCTCTCTATTCTTCATAATTTATTTTATGGGGGGTAGGGGGGCATTTCCTAAAAATCATAATTTCCCAAGTATCATATATAATATATGTATATATATAAAGTAAAGGTTTAATCTTTAAATGCATAAAGGTATGGGTAAAGCTCAACAACAAAGAGGACATAAGAGATATAAGAAGAACTTTGCTCGAAAGCAAAGAAAACACGATAATGTTTTATATTTAATAGAATTGCTAAAAGAGCACGGTTCTTCACTTAAGTTAAAACATCGACCAACTTTAGGTGAAAAATACTGGAACAGTATTTCAAGTAAGTATTTGGCGGAATAATGCCAGAGTTAAACGCAAATATCCCTCCAATAGAATGTTATGTTCGGGGAAACTTTTTGCGTAATCAAGAAGATAGTCATGATCTCTACTTTCCATGTGTTATTTTTGGTGTAGCTTCAATACCTGGAAGATCTCCTCTATTTCACTTAATGATGGAAGATGGCGGGTTATGGTGGAGAATGCCTATCAATGCCTTTTGCACAAAACCTGGAATACCTGAAGTAGATATCCACAACCTTGTGCTATGGAACTCATTTAGTCCATTTGTATCTGTAACTCAATTTAATAATCTTAAAAATATGGTAACATATTACACAGATCGAAATAAGAATAAAATCAAGGGGAAGTATCTATTCACCCTTGACTGGTACTCTGGTGATTCTAATAGATTAGATGATGGATATTCAGAAAATCCCGGCCAGCATAAATGTGGACATGTTATACAAAGAGATGATGGTAATTTTGCAATACAACCTAATAATAGAGTATTGTTATTAGAGCCTTCTTTCGTGACAAAACCCGGCGCACTTGTTATTGATCGTCTTATTAATACTTATAAATGGGATGTAGAAGATGCATCTAAATGGACCCTAGAAGATTCAAATAGATTTAACTACGAAATAGATTTTTATAAAGACTGATTATCTTTATAGTATTTAACTAAATGTAATATATTACTTATATCTGTTTGATCAGTATGAATTAAAAATTCATCAGTATTAAATTTATTCGACAAATAATTTACTTGACCAATAACATCATTTAGACTTCCAAAAATAGTATCTTCTTCTCTTAAGCCATTTAAATATATATACTCTAGTGCTTCTTTTTTACTATTTTTTATTATTGGGTTTATGACTAAACATTTTTTTGCCTTAATTTTATTAATCTTATTTTCATTAATTAACTGTTGTGTTACTAAGAAATCTGTTGCATATTTATTTGCTATTTCTATTGTTTTATCAGATGTACCTACCATCCATATTCTTGGTAAATCTTTATTCATTATTTCTATAAATTTTTGAATCCATATGTCACATAAGGCTACTCTTTTTTCAGAAGTATCTATTTCAGATATTTCTCTATGATATTTTTTAAAAACTATATCCTCTTCTACAGAATCAAAGTACCCAGCAACTACATTAATAGATAATCTATTAGGCTCAAAATTATTCATTGATTTAAATGACTTTGTAACATATTCCGGACTTACAGAATATGGTCTTATTGCCATCATAAAATTTATTTTTTTTGTTATTTTAATAAAATCAGGAATATGTATAAAATAATCAGTACCATCACTTCCATAAGGTAATAATACAGACTCCACTCCATGATCCTCAAAAGATTTAACCATTTGTAATAAACCCTTTGAATCTTCTGAGCACTCATACCTATGCATCCAGTTAAACTTCATTTATATATTTTATCATGTTAAAATTAATATTATGAATATAAGCAATTTTCTATCTCGCCGAAGCACTGCCGTCGCACTTTGTACACTTTTTGGCATTTATTGGTTTTTAGAATTATTCCTCATTGGGTGAATAAGAGGGAGAAGGGCCAAGTAAATACCCTTCGCTATGATAGTTAATCATTTTAGATACCTTATCATCGCCCACCAGCTCGGTGGCAATAAGAGTTAGCATATCGTATATCCTATGTAACATAATGTAATTAACCATAGGCAGGTTATCTTCAATGTTGTGTTCTTCTGATTGCATTATCCACCTCCGACTTTATTGTATTAAAATGACTAAGACCAACTATTTTTTTGTAAGAACATGACAAACAATACAAGAATACTATATCCTCATCGTCATTTTGTTCAAGATTACACATAAGAGGGCCTTGATCTAGTGGACAATCCAAGCTAGTAACAAGACCCTCTTGTGCAAGTGATATATATGTTGATACGTATTGTATCTTGTTCATTTTCTTCTATTCTGGAAAATACTTTAACCACTTTTTAGCTGCAGGGTTAAGTCCCTTCCAGCTATGCCAATCACTTCCGTGTTTTGACATATAATACGTTATCTCTGCATTTTTTACTGGATCAAATAATTGTTTATCTGAAACCAGATTGAATTTTTTCATACGATCTATGCCAAGTTGACCTAACATATTGATCTGAAAAATTCCATAGGAACTGTCTCCAGTTTTCCTGTTACCATTATATGCTTTAGGTCGAGCATTAGACTCTCTCATAGCAATGGCCCAAGCCGTTTTAAGGGCTTTTCCCTCAAACCCTACAGTTGATAGCAACTCTTTGAGTTGTAGCCCTGTAAGGCTATCAGAGGGCTTGTAAACAGTTTTACTGTACCTCTCTAAGGTTTCTTTCTTGATTTGTGCTACAGTTTTTACTTTTTGTGGTTTTACAACCACTGCTTCGCTCTTTGTTGGTCCAGGATTGACAGTAAATAAAAATAATATTATCATTCCTATCACTGTCCAATTATGGACAACATCGCTCAAAGCTAGTTTGACTCTCTCCATTGGCATTTCCTCCTTTAGAGATAACGAAATACAATAATAACATTGAATTAAAGGGTATGTCAAGTTAGTTTACTAAAAAATATTTTTATAGTTGACTAATATATGTGACATAAAAGTTATGTAAAATATTATAAAGGTCTATCTTGTTTAAATTTATTTTGATAGAATAGTAGTTATCACAAAAAATCACTCAGGTTGTTTGCACAACAGAAAAGGCCTATATGTCTAATATTATTGATAATCATTACGAAAATTTCATTGCATTGTCCAGATATGCACGATGGATACCAGAACAAAATAGAAGAGAGACATGGGCTGAAACTGTTGATAGATATTTCAACTATATGACTTCCCATCTATCTGAAAATTATAATTATACTGTTGATAAAAAACTTTTAAATGATATTAAAGAAGCTGTTTACAATAGGGATGTAATGCCTTCTATGAGAGCGGTAATGACTGCCGGACCAGCTTTAGCAAGAGATCATGTTGCTGGATATAACTGTTCATTTGTTCCAGTAGATTCACCTCGTTCATTTGATGAGACAATGTATATTCTTATGTGCGGAACTGGAGTTGGATTTTCTGTTGAGTATAAGTATGTTAATAAACTTCCTTCCGTTCCTGAATCATTTGAAAAATCAACGACAACAATTGTTGTAGAGGATTCAAAGACCGGATGGGCTAAGGCATATAGAGAACTCCTTGCAATGTTATGGGCAGGGCAGATTCCAGCCATTGATGTATCTAAACTTAGACCAGCAGGAGCAAGACTTAAAACTATGGGTGGAAGATCATCTGGACCGCAACCACTCATTAATCTTTTTGATTTTACAATTGCAAAGTTTAAATCAGCAGCAGGTAGACAATTAAAACCAATTGAATGCCATGATATTATGTGCAAGATTGGTGAAATTGTTGTAGTTGGTGGGGTTCGTCGTTCCGCAATGATTTCCCTTTCAAATATTAATGATATTGAAATGGCTTCCGCTAAATTTGGAAACTGGTGGGAACAGAATTCACAAAGAGCCCTTTCTAATAATTCTGTTGCATATTCTCGTAAACCAGAAATGGAACAGTTTATTACAGAGTGGAAAAACCTATATGATTCTAAATCAGGCGAGCGTGGTATATATAATGTTGCTGCAGCACAAAAGCAGGCAGCAAGATGGGGAAGAAGAGATCCAGAAATTCATTACGGAACAAACCCGTGTTCGGAAATTATTTTAAGACCATATCAATTCTGTAATTTGTCAGAAGTTGTTATTCGAGAACACGATACAATTTTATCCGTTGCAACAAAGGTTAGATTGGCAACGATACTTGGAACCTGGCAATCCACGCTAACAGACTTTAAGTATCTTCGTAAAATATGGAAAGATAATACAGAAGAAGAAAGATTACTTGGTGTTTCATTGACCGGACAATTTGGAAACAAATTCTTTTCTGGTAAAGAAGATATGGAAGAATTAAAAAAGGCATTATCTGAATTAAGAAATGTTGCTAGAGATACAAATAAGGCAGAAGCAAAGAAAATTGGTATTTCAGAATCAT